ATAATCTGTTGGACATCGTCAAGTAAGGCGTCTTCCCCTTCCCTTTCAACCTGTAAGTAATTCTCCACTATCCTGGCAGGGGCCGCCAGTCCTTCTTGTAATGGTAATGCTGTCATGTTGCTAGGTCTCCTTGATTTTCTAATGTAGCCCTAATACAGAACTCATCACTACGGGCCTCTGTTTGTCTGATGCTCTTTTCAACGAATCGGCGGGGGTTAATGCCCTTAACATTTTTCACTACAACCTTTTTTCCATTATAAACAAATGCTAAAGCCTTCTTAGTCTTTGGGTATATCCTCTGTCCCTTAGGACCGTAGATGCCAGTACCATCATTCAACCAGCTGGTGTACTTTTTACTACTGTAAACCTTACCACCCGGGGAAGGTACACTTGCCATGAACCAACCACCCTGTAGTCCACCTTCATCAACTGGGCTATTACGTTGCAGGTTCCCTTTGAGTTCCATTCGGGATAGTTGGAGAGCTCGTTTAATGATTTTGAGTATGGTGCCTTGTGGTTCGTCCTTTTTAAGGTCGATATCTACGTGCATACTAGGCATGGATTAATCTCCGGTTATGGCAAAGAAATCAATGGAATCTGATTTATTTGACTTATCTACAACGAAATTACCATCCTTGAGGTCGTCCTTGAGATCCTGGGTAAAAATGGCACTACTTGAAATCCCAACTTTCCAATCATTCACCTTAATCAACGGCGTACCTTTACGTGTCTGGCTCAATGCGACCATATTAGCCGCTAGGCGAAGACAAACGTTTTCTACGGCTGCGGGTATGTCATTATCGAAGTTGGTATGGCAGTAGCTGTCTATGAGGCCTTTTGCCTGTAGTATCCAATCATTAAGAATTGCATCGAGGCCATCAACGTCTTCTTTTTCGAGGCGTAGGTGTTCGGGTTTGATCCCTGTTAGTTGTTTTAGGTCTTCAGCTGCGCAATAAGTCATTTTTTCCTCCAAGTGTAGATTCCAATATTTTTATCAGATACATCTTCCATCTCTGCAAAGTATAAGAGTTTCAAGTAAGGATAATGGGTCTTCATGTAATTTAGAGTAATCTCTGGTTGTAGATGCTCTTCATGGGGGTTTTCGTGTGTACTGCTCTGTTTTAATTGGAAGGGGATGCTGACTAATAGGTGATTCATTTTGTTTTTACGGATCCATCCCTCGAGTAGTGCCTGGGCATCCTCCAAGGTGAGGTGTTCCAGGACATCTCCAAGGATGATCAGTTCATAAAAGTCAAAATTAAAGTCCAGAATATTACTAATAAAGATGTTATTGTAATATTTGTCCAATTTAAGCTCTTTAACCCCGTTTTCATAAACCTCCACCCCATCAATGTTTGTGTATCCCTGTTTTCTTAGTAATCTGGCGTATATAGCACATCCAAAACCAACATCCAGGATCTCCGCATCCAGGGGTACGTGTTCTTTAATCCACTCCACGGCTTCATCTTTACCCGTCCAGGTGCTGAAGCCACGTCCGTAATCATTAAACTCTATCATACTTTTTTAGTCCTCTGGCCATGGCCTGGGCTGCGGTTCGATTTCTTTCCAGCTGTTCTCGTAGTGGTGTTGGGCGTATCGTCGTCTTAACATCCTATTTTCTAATCGGAGAATATTCTCATCCTTAAGTAACTGTGATACGAAGCCGGGACCCGTCCTGAAACAAACATGATGATGCTTATTCTCCTCTACAAAACCCGGGAGAGCATCAACCAAACCTTTAATAAGCCGGTGCCCAGGAGTAGAACCCATAAAAGCGTTGTTAAGATAAGGAATATCATATTTTGGGTGGTTTTCCTTCCAGACCTTTCGGTCTTGGACTATAAAGAAATCCGCATCATCAATGAGTGGTTCGATGTTTTTTAGGCATGAAAAGTCCATATCAGCATAAACACCACCAAATTCTTTGAGAATCTCTAAACGGACCACATCAGACTTCTCAGCGTAAGTCTTTGCATCGTCATAGAGAGCTTGATTCTCCAGGTCCATTATGTCATCTTCAGTCCAGAGGATAAAATCCCAGTCCTTGTGATGTCGCTTCCATGATCGGCGGTAGTTTTTGAGTTTAAGTGGTAATCTGCCGCCCAGCCAAATACCATGAATGATTTTTGGTATCTTCATTTCTTATCAGTGGTTTGGGGTTTGTCTTTGATTTCTACGACTGGTTTTTTTGCTTTAGATTTTTCCTGTTTGTTTAATTCATTCTTAATCAGTTCATACTGGCCCCTGGGGGTTTTCTCTTCTGGTTTTAAGTCTTTCCAATCTTTAAGTGTCATGATTTAATCAACTCCAACAAAAAAAAGAAAAGATAGGATCTTTATGATCCTGGAGAACCTGGAGAACCTGGAGAACCTGGAGAACCCTCAGGAGCCTCAAGCTCAGGAAACGCAGAAACATTCATGAACTCATTAATCAGGTTCACATCACCTTTGGTGGTTATAACCCACTCGGTCTCTTCCTTGGCAGGATGCCTGTCTGGTTCCATGAATATCTCTTTGTAGATACCCATAACAAGGTTGGATGGAGTGTAGAGCATGGAGGCAGGGCTGCCGGTTAGTTCCTGTAGTGTGGTGTCATCAAGTGATGGTACATGTTTAACAGGGATACCACGATAGGTTAATGGTCTGAATCCTTGGATGGTTTCATCACCAAGGGCAGTTCCCCGGCTGGCGAGTAAATCCCTATACAAGTCTTCATACTCGAATGGTACACCAAATCGGAACTTATTCCTATTACCTAGGAATTTCTTTGGTATAAGTGCAAGCATGGCTTTAAAGAGAGCTTCCACATCTTCACCGTCGTCTATTTCCATGTCATAGACATTGTAAGCGGATCTGTGCAGCCAACCTTTTGTTGTTGCAAGTAGATCGTCATCTTCAGGTGTTATCTCATCGCTGTTGGCTCCAAGGCCCCATGCTTCAGTATCATCACTGATTCCTTCACCGGTAAGGTCAAGTAGGGTGTTTACAAATGCTTTTCCTTTGATGTTGTCATCGAGTTCGTCATCCTCAATTACGGCCTGTGTTTTCAGTTTTTTGGCAATTAACTGGTTTTGCCAGGTTCTGAACTTCACCTTTTCATCAGCGTCAAGTTCCCTGGTCATTCCATCAGAATCCCAACCGCTGTGTAGGACCCGGCCATCGAGGGTTACTCTGTCCAGGTTCTTGGTATGTGATTTCATGGTCATGACGCTGGCTTCGGCGAGTATCACCTGATCACGTGTGATTTCTCTTATGAATCTTCCGGCCTGTTCTGGGTTGAGTACTGCCTTGTTAAAGGTTTGCACGGCGAGTGCGGATGCTTTATTACTTATTAAGTCGTTTAATGCTTGATGTGCTACTGACATATTATCATCTCCTCCTTATTTTTTTCTCCTCTTTTAGGGGTCTGCCTTTCAGGTCACGACCTGCGTAGTGTTCAATAGATTTGAATGCGGTTTCGTTTTTGCCGTCGTCGTGGTTTTTGATGGCTTTACTTTTGCCTTTATCCTCATCTTCATCTGATTTGGATTTTTCTGATTTCTTCTCTTTTTCTGTTGAGATTTCATCTCCACATTCAGGGCAGAACTTATCAGACTCTGCCAGTTCGTGTTTGCACTCGGTGCATTTTATGGCCTCTGGTTCGGGTTTAACCGCTTCAGCCACTTCTTTGACTATATCTGTCTTAAACGCATCTAGTTTGGTATCCAAGTCAGATTTAGTCACAAATTCCTTATTCTTCTCTTCTTCACTTTTAGTCACATTATCGCCTCCATTATCTGGCTCTTTGGGACTTATCAAACTATCAATGATGTCCCGGGCCTTTTCAAGTATACTTTTATTCTGTTTAGAAATTGACACACCATACTTCACCGCAGCTGGATCTGATTTATCCACCTGGCAACTGTTATCGATACAAGGATGAGTAGTCAAACTCAAAGTGTAAACAACAGGGTTAGGCACGTCTTTAATTAAGGTCCTGCCTTTGGCTGCCATTAGTTGTATGGCTCTTTCTTCAGGTATTACAGTAGGACTGTATGCTATTTCGCCCTTCTCTGCCTTCACCATCAACTCAGGTTCAGTTATCTTGCTTTTAACAACCCATGTACCGCGGGGGTATTCTCTTTCCTCGCCGTAGACATTGGTCATCTTGGTTGCTCCAGGGAGTAAGAAATCTTCAACTGGTTCACCGACCTTGCGGCCATTTCTGAGGAACGTATGTTCTTCATCAAGGATCCCGTAGTTTTTATAGGATTGTCTGAAATCGCTGATTTCTTGCTCAGTGAAGATTTTTTCCCCGTTTCCATAGTCACAATCTGGCTCTCCAGGTATCATTGCTGTTCCTGTGAAGAGTACGTGGTCTTTGTGTTTTTCTACGATGAAAGCTGGGGCTAAGGGTTCTTTGTTTGCTATATAAATCACCTCCAAAAAAATTGGTTTTAAAGTTTCTAATTTTAAAATAAGTCCATGAAAATAGATTGTTAATTGATAAAACAATGATAAATAGGAATTAAAGCTTTTTGTTAAACTTTTTAATCTGATTATGTAAATTCCGGTTCATACGCCGGAAAGCTTCAATCTCTCTTTTCAAGCGTAAATTCTCATATACTGTTGAAATAAGCAAGAAGACTAAAAGGCCAATAACCCCAATAAAAACATAGAAAATCAATCATAATCACCTTTTAACGATTTTATTAAATTCTCCACTTTTAACTCTCAAGGTTTTTAAATTGTTCATAATCGAGTTTGGAAACATCTACACGGCCATGAGAATCAAGTATTATTTTTTGATCTATTGTCATTCCGGGGATTGGTATTATATCCGATTCACGGAACACATTCATGCCTGGTGGTGCCATAAAACCAAGGGGCATGAGGTAAGGTACAATAGTACAACGACAATGGATCCACTCCTTAATTGAACCACTTCGATCTCCAGGGTGGAGTAAACCATTAGGAAACTTATTCCCAATCTTAGTTATCATTGCATGTAGGGCCCGGTGACTGTCACGAACCCGGGCATCCTGGCCAGTCCACCATTGCTGATAATTAATATCATAATCAATCAGTGTTTGATAATTTCCCACGTTCTGGGCTGAATTGATTTCGGTTCGGGCGATACGGTTAGCTTCATAACCATTTAAGGCCGTGAACTTCTTATTCAAGTTGCGAGCGGCGTCTTTTATACCGAGTCCTTCACTGTAACTTTGTGCTACGTTTTTCATTATGTCTTGACGGACCCGTTCCATGGTATGGGCTGATGCGGTGAATGTCTGGTTTCGTAGGTTGTTGTAGATGCTGCGGTCAAAATCGAATAATCTCAATTGTTCATTTTTGTTTTTTTGGATGTTGATAAGGTTAACTGTGCTTTTACGGCCGTTACGGAGTGCTTTAGTATTCTCATAGAGGATCGTATCATTATATCTGGGCTCCAATTTATACCAGGGATCGAGTATCTCCCTAACCTGGAAACTCAGGATGTCAGGATCACCATACAACGCCAGGAACTTCTTAAGAGTAGCCTTCTCAGCAGCTGTAAATTGGGCCTGTATCTTACCGGCTAGTGCTTTTTCGGCTGCTAATCGCATATCGTATTCGGTCTGTAAGCCGGTCAAAAGCGTTCTTCCCTGCTGTACCTTCAAGGCTATCATCTGTTTGGTTAAAGTCATCCACTTCTTCCTCTTCAATTTCACCAATCAACTCATCTTCAAGTCCATCCAATACTGAGTTAGTGCCTGGTGGATCTGTACTGTTACCCCCACTCCAAACATTATCGAGAGGAACACCATGCAAGTAAAACTCATCCAAATAAGGATTATCACTCTCTTTTAATCCGAAACGCTCACCAAAATGATTACGAAGTTCATTTGGGGTCATCGCCGCCCGATCGAATAAATCCTTGGCGATGGTCATATCTGCAGCTGCATCTCTGACATCGATTTCATTCATCTCAAACTTGAAGGGTGTTCCTGGGAAGACTTCTTCAATCAACTGTTGGATGTCAGCTTCGTCATCGGTCTGTATGGGTTCAACTATGCTGTTTTTATATATCTCGGTGCTGTCTCGGCTGTTGCTGCCCCCTAGTCTGCCTGTTTCATTGATCCCTAGACGGTAAGGCGGTACCCTGTGGGCTGCTATTACTTCATCCCTGTTATCTTTTCGATAAAGACGGAAAGAAGCTTCTTTTGTTTCAACAGAGAGTGGCTGTAATTTGATTTCCACATTTCCTTCTTCTCCCTCACTCGGAACTAGTATAGTAACGGCGCTATGTGGGTTTTTCATTACCTCTTTAATCTGCTTAGAAATCTTGTATCGTAGGGTTTTAGTCTCATCATAACCCTCATCACCAGGGTCTTTATCATAATCCTCAAAATCACCACTAACAGTTACGGCAAAGGCGGGCATACCATAATTCTTAAAAAAGGCCGTGTTAAAAATAGACCGACTAGTGTCACCATGTATTGCAGGGATTGCAGGTACGATCTTCGCTAATCCATAGTATTTGCTTTTAGGGGTGTAGTCCATCTGCCATAATAGTTCATTGGCCCTCTCATCCTTCCTTAGGCTGTTGTAAGGGTATATTTCACCGGTCTCGCAGTGGACATCAACAAGTTTGCTGCCCACCTTATTTTTACCATAAATAACAAACCAAACCTCTTTTAACCCTATCTTCTGTTTAACCCGGAAACCGTCCCGATGACGACGTAAATGTTGACTTGGTAAATGGTCTAATCTTTGTGCTGGGCTTTTGCTTCGTCCCTGTCTGATTATCTCTAGGGCACCGTAGCCCACGCCCCGGCGGTCATAAGTCCGCTGATAAAAGAGTTTATTAAGGTTAGGTGATAATCCTTCAACGAATGTTTTTATCCGTTTCTTTGAGCCTTCACTTCCAGTCTGATCTGCCTTGTTACTGATAGTCCAGCCGTTCCCGGCACTGTCATGGGCCACTACATCCACGCACTGTGCATGATAAGTGTTCACTTCAAGAAGTTCTAGTAGGTGGTGAGGATCATAGAGTGGTTCGTAGAATTCTTTATAGTCCCATCCTTCACCCTCGATCTGTTTACTACCCTCTTCGCTTTTAATAGCGTATCGGTTGAGAGCACTGTTTTTAACTAAATCCCAGTCACCATCACTTTTAGTGACGATAAAGGCATCTGGACTTTTTTTACTCATACTTTAACCTTTCTCCTTGGTCGTTCCCAGTGTCTTGCAGATCCTGTGAGTGTGTCTGTGATGTTATCTTCTCCACCTTCTTCTCCTGTGAATTCTATTAATTCATAAATAATCAGTTTAATTTCTTTCATTGACAGTTTATCTGTGTCAAATTCTAATCGGCCGTCTTCTGCCATGACTTCTAAATCAAAGGATCGGTCTAATTTGCTATCTTTAACTTTATCAGCTTTAATTCGGGGATATCCTCGGAGTTTTCGACTTCGACGGAATTTAGTTATTAGAAGCTTAGCCATACTGGCAGGTTCTTGCTCCACCATTCTTTTACAGCTTTTACCATCTTTGATTGTCACTGTATCAAAACGATTAAGGACCTGACTTGATGAGTATTTGCCGTGTAATAGGCCCCGTACAACCATCTTATTAACACCCTCATCATCAGTGTAATATCCAGTCTTAGTAGCTGCAACATTATCCCCATCTTCACCACTGGCGGCGAAATCCCAGTACCTGAGTTCATTAAGAGGGTCTGGTAACTTTTGAGAATTAGTTAGAATACTGCCAAGGATTTCTCCTCTTTCATCCAGGAACCATTCACGTTTAAAGATTTTTCCTTCTCTTTCACG